CAAACAGCTTTGTAACAGGCATCTTTAGGGCGCTGGCGATATCTAGCCGCGCTTGCTCCAATAGTTCGCTCATACCAGCGAAGGACATGTTCTTTTGGTCGAACGCGTCTTCCTTATCTAGGATTAGTGCGTTCAAATAGGACTTAAGCATATTAGTGAACTCAACACGCTTTTTGATTGCTTCTTCCTGACCTGCCATTAGGCTAACGTTGTAATCTTGAATGCTGTAAATGTCGAGCTTGGATTCGTCAAGAAGTTCGTAAATGACATTCTGGTTCTTTGTAAACTTATTAAGCGGAGCAATTAAGCGCTCTAACTCGCTCATCCCCCAGCCTGCAAGCTGCAACCTTTTAAGACTAGGTGCAGTTTTGCCTTTAAGAATCAGAACCCGTGACGGATGGAGTTCTGCCCCGTAGAAGTTAAATTTTAGCCCTTTCTGGAGCCCTGTTAGGTCGTTTAAGCTAGGATTTACAGTATAGGGACTGTTTGCTAGTTCCCACCTATCAGCCGCGTAGAATTCAATCTTAGCCCCTTCCTTGACGCGTTTTAAGTCTAGTGGCTTTTCTGGGTTCTCTCCAAAGATGTTAATAACAACACCGCCGCCGCCAAATAGTCGCGCCCACTTAAAGGCGTCTTTAAGGGTATCATAAATGTGAAGTTTTGACGCTTCGGCTTCCAGCTCTGCCATATCATCATCGTCCAGCTCTTTGCTGTTGATTTTGATATCGCCTCTGAACGCATCTTCGACAGGCTGGTCAATCATAGTCTGCACAAGTCCGTTCTCGACATAAAGGTCGTTCAACAGCTGCCTTTGAAACGTTACCAGATAACCTCTAGTGTTATAGAACTGAGGTGCAAGCTTAGCCATAGGAGCCGTTGACAGATCGTTTGCGATACCATCAACAAAGTTAGTTAAACCATTTTGGAGTTCTTTTTTACTTTTCATATGGCGAATTATAAACCAGTTTTAATAACGTTACAAAACATCTTTTACAGTGCCGCGCATTAGCATATCACTCTCCATGGCATATCGCATAGCATCAATTGCGTGGTCATCTCCCCCCTCGGGTTGAGGCAAAGCCTCTCCTGTTTTTTTATCTATCTTATAATGATAGACAGAAAGTTCTTTAATTGTATTGATACAAGATGGGTGAACTTTTATTTGAAACCTTTTTAAGAAATTAATACCAGCCTCTATGCTTCCTGCTCCTTTCTTAACGGGGCGTGCATTAATACCATTAGCCCGAAACTCTGCAATAGACTTTGGCTCAGCAGAATCGCACCAGAGAATACCTCCGCCTACAACTTTCTTCACCCTTGGAATAGCGGCGTCGTTTAATAACTCTGTCTGATATATTTCGTCACAAACCACAATGTTCTGCGCGCTAAATCCACCCCCATACGAACGCACGCAAAAGGGTCAGAAGCAAAACCCCAATCAAGACCATATCTATAATTACCAAATGATTCTTTATCAAAATCCAAAACCTCCCAATTCTTAAAAATCGTTTCGCTTAGCGTACCCCAATTACCTTCTAAATATACAGCCCTATGATATGGATCCGTTTCGCTTTCAAGCCTTTTAATATCATCTGGCATTAAGTGCGGATTATCGCGATAGGTAGTCTTTAATATACTAGTCTCTTCATTCTCTACATATTGAACTCCGTCTCTCCATAGCTCTGGAAAAAACTCTTTATATAGCCAGTGCGTTTGGAGAATGGGATTAAATGACATTGTAATTCTTTTTTTGAATTTTGCGATACCACGAAGTCGCTTCTGTAGCTGCCTGTAATCATTCTCTGATATTTCTGTTGCCTCTTCTACCCAAATGTCCGTTATAACTCCAAGCGCAGGCTTAACCGATTTTACCTTCTCAACATCATCTAATCCTGTAAACATTGCCTGGCATCCATTTAGGATGCAAGTAATAGTAAAAGACCCAATTGAAATTCTAAAATACTTAGATAAGTTCATTAGGTGTATTTTTTCTGTGATTTCATTAAATGTAGATTTGGCAATAGATGAACCAGTCTTTCTGACTACGAGATAGTTTCGACCGTTTAGCAGGTCAATCACGCATCGCTGCGCTATTGCGTAGCTTTTGCCGCTAGAAGAACCACCGAAATATATCTGAACAGGGTGAAGGTTGCCGAATAAATACTGTCGATATATCGGCGTTATTGCTTTATTTGCTCCAATTAAATTGATTGTGGGCATTGCTCATTCGACGTCCTCGCCATCGATTTTAATTTCGATATTACCGTTTCCAAAAGCGACCTCTTGCTGGTCAACTGGCTTCTGTCCCGATGTATCTCGTAAAAGTTCGAATGCCTTAACCAAATTACTAAAAGAGGCGTTTTTTTGGTTTGCCTTCATAAAGATTTTAGCCAATAATGCAGCCCCTTTAGTTACTTGCTCGTCTTCCAAACCATCGATTTGCTCTTGTAAGATCTTCTTATCTTCTTCGCTTTTTATGGTCGTGTTAAGAATTAAATTCGCCAAAGTTTTCAACTTTTTATCGGCTCTTCTTCTCGCTCCGCTTGCCAAGCCAGCTTTTCTAGCGTTTTCTCGGCGTTGTTCTGGTGTTCTTTCCTCGTTTGGAATTAAATTTCCTATATTTCCATTTCCCATTATTCTATTCTCTCCGCAGTTTTACCTGTAAACTTCTCCCATCTATCAATTATAACATCGCAGTATGCTGGGTCGAGTTCCATCATATAGCAATTACGGTTTAATTGCTCGCAAGCTATGAGGGTTGACCCGCTGCCGCCGAATACATCTATTACATTTCCATTTTCATTAGTTGTATCTAATATGCAATTTTCTATAAGCTTCAAAGGCTTCATAGTTGGATGTTCTTTGCTTACTTGTGGCTTATCGATATCCCATACTGTAGACTTAAACTCGCCCTTTCCTATAAAATTGTGAGTCCCCCTTTTTTTCCAACCATATAAAATAGGCTCATGTTTGTAATTATAATCACAAAAACTAAGCACATGGTTGTTTTTGTTCCATACAAGCAAATGCTTTAATAAGAACCCTGTTTCTAAGAGTGCCTTTTGGAGCAAATAAAGTGAATTATTAAGGCAAGCAAAGGTTATATAGTAGCAAACATTATTAGTTGTGTACTCGCTTAAATTCTTTAATGTTAAAAAAAGTAAGTTGTAAAGGTCATCGTCTGTTGCATCATCCTTTATAATGTTTTTTTCTAACCTATTGCCCCCATCCAACTTATTAAGCACTTTGTTTTTGTTTGCGTAGTTTACACCATAGGGGGGATCTGTAAATATTAGGTCGGCTTTTACTTCTTTTAGTAATTTTTCATAGTTTTCTGAAATTGTAGCATCTCCACATAATAAGTAATGGTTGCCCAGCTTCCATAGGTCGCCTAACTTAGTTTTTGGTTCTACTGGCAGTTCTGCGTCGTAGTCATCTTCTTGTGCTTCTGATTTTTCACTCAGAAAAGAGTCAGAAATACCAGCCATTAAATCGTCAAACCCAAATGCTTCTAAATCAAAATCAGATAATTCTGATAATTCTTCCGCAAGTTTATCAAAATCCCAGTCAGCAAACTCACTTGTCCTGTTATCGACAAGCCTGAACGCATCAATTTGCTTTTCATTCAAGTCGTCAGCAACAATGCAAGGAACAGTTTCAAGCCCTATTTCTTTTGAGGCATAAAAACGGGTATGCCCACAAACAATAACGTTGTTTTTATCGATAACAAGTGGAACCTTAAACCCAAATTTAAGAATTGATTCTTTTACTGGTTCTATTGCTTTTGAATTATGCCTAGGATTGTTTCCATAAGGCTTCAGCTCGCTTATTTTTATATCAACTATCTTCATTTCTCGATCACTTGCTGCAATAGATTTCTCTTCACAACTAGATGCTCCTGAATGCCGTCTAAAAGGCTTCCAGCAGCGCCTAAAATATTACTAGTTTTTGCTTTTGAACACTGAATTATGGCTTCTTCTAGGGTAGAATCTAAAGTAGTCCTCAATCCTTTTTTATCATTTGCTCCTACATATACAACGGCAGGGATGGGCATTGCTATAAATTCCTCATCCATTAAAAATAATTCCACCAGTGCGTCGTCGTCATCTAATATGCCGCCAGCGATTCTATCGTATAGCAGGTGGTCTGAATAATTCTTAGTGAACCAGTGAAGGTTTTTTGATAGCTGATAGATTTGATTAAGAAGAACGTGCAGTTTTATAATATTTTCCATAGCCTTTATATATCAAATATTTATTGCCATAACAATAACAATCTAAAAGGACTATATTCCAAGATCGCGTTTGCAATCGTTTAGAAATTGCTTTTCAAAAAAATTCAGATCCCCATACTCCGTAACCCGAATCTCTATTCCATCATTTTCTGCATATAGCTTTCTCGCGGCTAAAGATATAACCTGAGCATCGTCTACATATAAATGCCCATTTAGCGCATCAAGTACAAATTTAATTAAGTTGTCGATATCTGGTTTTTTTGTATACTCTCGAGGGGCAAAGCGCGATAGCTCGCCTTTAGAGGTAAAGTGACTTTTTGGTCGTTTAAAATAAAAATCAATTCTTATTAGTATCGATGAAGTTAATGGAGCCTTCGGTAGCTGCGTCATTACAGATTTTAGAAAATCTACTTTGTCTTTTTTAGAAGGGTCATAGGTATGAGACCGCGTCACTCTGGGTCTCTGTTGGGCTGTTGGTGGAAAGTCTGAAATAATAATCATTATATTTCACAGCGATGGAATATAAAAGTAAAAAGGGGCTTTCGCCCCCATACATACATACATTCACGCTACTGAGTAATACGCAAACTCACAAATATCTTCCAATTACAAAACAAAGAATTGCTTCTTTGTCGTTGCCATAAACACTTGTTAAGTAAACACATTGACTCCGAATGAGTAAATGCGAGGAAATTATAAATCTAAAAAGAAAAAAAGTCTATCTAATAAAAATGGCGGAGAGAACAGGATTCGAACCAGCGTCTTTGGCTTAGCAAGCCAGTGCTTTGCCTTGTCGAGCTCTCACGGCTTACCTTCCGTCGCTCCTACAAGCTATTCCACCTTATACAAAACATGCTGGCTGCTACCAACAACCAGCAATGAGGTACAAATACCCTCCAAATAAGTGATATAAATATATCACAGCGTTTCTAATTTTGAAAATAAAAATTTGATTGGAAAATCGGCGATGATATTCATTTCTTTTTCTGTTCTGCGGCTATCATTTTTCTAATATATTCAAAAACTGAATTATTAAAATCACCTAAACTTTTTAGCACGACATCTCTTTCTCTAGATGCTGGCAAGCTCACAATTATATCAATAGCTTTACCAATTTTATTCATTTCGGCTTTTTTTGTTTCGTAAATTCGCTGATCTGACTGTGATGCAAACTTGACTTCATTATAAAAATATTTCATCTCAAAAACCCTCCTAAAAGATTACCAACTCTTTCTAGCCCTTGAATATTCAGAATATGCTTTACCATATTCTGACAACGCGCGTCCAAATCCAATCAAAGATAAATCATTATAATTACTGTTAAAAAATTGCATAATATCTTTAATTTTACTGCCAAGTTTTGCGTCGATTTTTACATATTCCTTGGTTTTCGAATCTTTGTTTTCGTCTGCATTATATAAATATTTCATAATCCTTCCCCCAATTTACTAATTGCACATTTTAATGCTTCAGGTCAAAATATACATCAAAATATATCTCCTGTAAGTATATTTTTAATAATGATTCTCCTATGGGTCGTTTTTCCCCACCGTTGTGGCGGTGGGGTTTTTTTTATTCAAGAATCTGGTCTAGCTTCTCATTCAAGATTCTAACGGCTTTCTCGGCTTTATCCTCAAGCGAATCCTTTAGCTCCCTAGCAACTTTGTCGATGTCGGGCTTATCTACAAGAATCCACTCGAAGGTATCTTCCATCTCTGCAATCTCAAGAATATCAAAAACCACTCCGAGAGTAGAAAATAAAAAAAGATTCGATACATCTGGAATAGAACCTTTTTGAGAAACATGAAACCCTCTAGCTATTCCTGAGCCATAACAGAAACTTGCGATTTGGATTGCTTTTTCGACTGTTATTAAATCATTACTCTTCATTACTCCCTCCGTGTACTATTCGAAAAATTTAGGATCTACACTTTCAATATTTAAAAAATTTGGAAATGGTATAATTAGCCCTTCTTTAGCTATTCCCT